GACACTAACTATAAAAGGTTTTATAATATAGAGTGGGCAACTAAACAATTTGAGAAATATTTTGACGAAATCAAACAATATAGCAGTCGTTGGTAATGGCTTAATAGGCAAACGTTTACAAGAGTTTGTCAATGCCACACACGTATTCAACAGCTTTCAACTGTTTGACTTACCTTTAGAACATTACGACACTGTGTATGTAGCGGCCCCTAGTGGCAATAGAATCTGGGCAAAAGAAAATCCTCACACAGATCAAGCATCAACAGGTTTGTTAATACGCAACCTATTAGTAACTAAGTGCGATCGTATAGTGTTAATATCAACAGGTGATACTCAAGCAAGACCCGATACTGGTTACGGAAAGAATAGACTAGAATTAGAAAATGCAGTTCGTGGACGTTTTGAAAATCATTATGTTATACGCTTACCTGGACTTATTGGTAATGATATTACTAAAAACATCTTATATGATATCAAACATAAAACAGAATGGGTAGATAAAATCAACGGGGCTATTAAACAACAGTGGTATCCATTAGATGATCTAAAGCACGATATTCCTAAAATAATCAATGGTGATGAAAGAGTCGTTAATCTAGTCAGCGAGCCTATTTTAAATCAAAACATTGTTAATCAATTCAGCGACACAACTGATGTCAACTTTGAATCAGCAGTTGATTATAATCTAAAACCATACAAGTATACCAAGGAACAGATCTTTGAGCAAATCAGTTTATATATGCGGTGATAGCTTTTACTGTAGTGATCATGACTCAATTATAGTACCTTGGCACGAACAGTTTGAACGTACTAGTTTGGCACAGGTATGTGCTAGTAATTTATTAATTAGTCTACAAGTTGAACAAGCTATTGAGAAACAAGCTGACTTTATTATTGTAGGATTTACTAGTAGCCTAAGAAGTGAACTAATGTTTGAAGATAAGCTAGTTCCATTTAGTTGGCTTAGCTTAGATGAAACAACACCATTTGACCAAACAACCATCAATAATTTAAAACAGCTATTTAATAACATTGATCTCGATACAGAAGTTAAAAGAAACAAATTAGTAATAGAAGCTACTCTACAAAAGCTAGTAGATTCAAAAATAGCTTTCTTGTTTGATCAAGGTGGCTTTGAACACAAAAGCTATGAGGGAGTTGGAGAATATTTTACCAAATACGATCAATATAGGTCACGAGTATGTCTGTGGGATCATGCAGATGTTCGTACACACAGACCTTACTTTCATATAACTGACCAAACAGTACATACACAGATAAGTGATTATTATACCAAAATAATTGGCCTTTAGTTTACAATCATATATAATAGTAGCACATAATAAGGAGAAGTAGACAATGTCAGATTCAATTACATTTAGCGGCGATCAAAAAGCTAAACTAACACAACTAGTTAACGAAGGCATGCAGGTCATGCGTGAAGTTGAAACGCTCAACGAAGGTCTTAGAGATACTGTCAAAGCTGTGGCAGAAGAGCTACAGATCAAACCTAGTATTTTAAATAAAGCAATTAAGATTGCACATAAAGCTGACTTTACAAGAGAACAACAAGATCATCAACTACTAGAAGATATTTTATCAACAGTTGGTCATACTCTTTAATTGCAACAAGTTAAAGACTTTTGGATCAAAAGCTATCGTTCAGATCCTGTTGCATTTGGATTTGAACTAACTAGTTTTATTTTTACTGTTATAGCTAGCATAATACTAGCCGACACAGCAAATGAACCAAACATGCTTATTGTATATCCTGGATTTTTTGTAGGCAGTATAACAGGAGCATACGCATATTATCGCAGAGGACTAGCTTGGCCATTAGTACTAACAAGTTACTTTGCTGTGGTAAATATATTTGGATACGGAGTTGCCAGCTATTGGTGGTAACGGTTTCGCAGGCCTAACCTGCATGTAGAAGGTAGATCAGCCATAAGTGATCGGAGAAAAGATGCACAGAATACATCGATATAGATGGCCAAATCACCCAATGGGTACATGCTTTATACGGCAGAGTGACCAATTGGTATACATCAACATTCCTAAAAATGCAACAGAATATACTAAACTGTTATTTGATGGCACTCTAACAAACTTCTACGAAAACGCTATACCTGAAGACTATAGATATCTAATAGTGTTACGCAACCCAATTGAACGATGGTACAGTGGACTATGCGAATACGTCCAACGTTATACAACAATTAACTCAGACAGCGATGTGTTTGATCAATTTGATACATTAAAAATATTAACTACTGCAGGTGCTAACGACGAGCATACTGAATTGCAATTACGCTTTATAGCCGGATTACCGAGTAAGAATGCTATATTTTTTAATTTCGATAACAGTTTTACTACTAATCTAACAGATTGGTTTGATCAAAACAACGTAGCATATCCACAATCACTCAGTGGTAAGAAAAGAAATGTTACAGAACAACAGTGGGTTACCCTTAGAAACAGAATAAAAAAACATGTGGAAGGTAATACTGAATTACTTGAGTCACTGAATGAATATTTAAAACTTGACATCAAGTTATATAATAGTGTACAATACTATATTAAAGGAGAAAAATGAGTTACATAGACGCATATTTTGATAGGCAAGGAGATAAGATACACGTCGTAGAGCGTAAAAACGGTGAGCGTGTGTTTCAAACGTATCCTGCTGAATTTGTGTTTTACTATGAAGATCCAAAAGGCAAGCAAAAATCAATTCACGGAGATAAAGTAACTAGGTTTAAAACTCATAACTCAAAAGAGTTTCACAAAGAATTACGTATTAACAGCGATCGTAAACTGTTTGAAAGTGATATTAATCCTGTATTCCGCTGTTTAGCAAATAATTATATAGGACAAGACGCTCCTGAACTTAATGTAGCATTTTTTGATATTGAGGTAGACTTTGATCCTGAGAGAGGATATTCAAGTCCAGCAGATCCATTTAATCCTATAACAGCTATATCAGTATATTGCACTTGGTTAAGCAAAATGGTTACTCTAGTACTACCGCCTAAGTCAATGAGCAACGAAGAAGCTGAAGCAACCTGTGCAAAGTTTTCAGATACTTTCTTATTCAATAGTGAAGGGGAAATGCTACAAGCGTTCTTAGGAATAATAGAAGATGCTGATATATTGTCAGGGTGGAACTCAGAGGGGTATGATATACCATACTGTGTTAATCGCATTACTAGAGTGCTTAGTAAAGACGACACACGCCGGTTCTGCTTATTTAAACAGCTACCTAAGAAGCGTACATTTGAACGCTTTGGTGCAGAGAACATTACATTTGATCTTATTGGTCGTGTGCATATGGATTATATGCAACTGTACAGAAAGTATACATATGAAGAAAGACATAGTTATTCATTAGATGCTATTGGTGAGCATGAACTACAAGAACGTAAAACACCATATGAAGGTACACTGGATCAACTGTACAACAATGACTTTGAAACGTTTATTGAATACAATAGACAAGATACTTTACTGCTTAAAAAATTAGACGATAAACTAAGATTCTTAGATCTAGCAAATGAACTAGCACACGCAAATACAGTGCTACTGCAAACAACAATGGGTGCTGTAGCTGTTACAGAACAAGCTATTATTAATGAAGCTCATGAACGTGGCATGGTAGTTCCTAATAGACGAGAAAGACTAACTGATGAAGACACACAGGCCGCAGGTGCTTATGTAGCATTTCCGCAAAAAGGACTGCATGATTACATTGGATCCGTTGATATTAACTCACTATATCCAAGTGCTATTCGTGCATTAAACATGGGTAACGAAACTATCATTGGACAACTACGTCCTATAATGACTGATAGATATATCAAAGAAAAACAAAGCAAAGGGAAATCATTTGCATCAGCATGGGAAGGACTGTTTGGATCATTAGAATATGAAGCAGTCATGGCAAAAGAAATAGGTACTGAAATAACTATTGATTGGAACACTGGTGAAGAAAGTGTACACTCAGGTGCTGATATATGGAAGATGATATTTGATAGCAACAGACCCTGGTTGCTGACTGCCAATGGTACAATATTTACTAATGAAGTAGAAGCTGTGGTTCCTGGCTTACTTAAACGATGGTATGCTGAACGTAAAGAACTACAAGCAAAACTACGCAATGCAACAGACAAAAAAGAGATAGAGTTTTGGGATAAGCGACAGCTAGTTAAGAAGATTAACTTGAACTCACTGTATGGTGCTATTCTTAATCCAGGTTGTAGATTCTTTGATAAACGTATTGGGCAATCAACTACGCTGACAGGTCGTGCTATTGCTAAACATATGGATGCACATATCAATGAACTAATCACAGGTGAGTATGATCATACTGGTAAAGCAATTATATATGGCGATACAGATTCATGTTACTTTAGTGCATATCCGACATTGAAAGATGATATTGAAGCAGGTCGTATGGAATGGTCAAAAGATATTGCTATACAACTATATGATACAATATCAGATTCAGTAAATGACAGTTTTCCAGGCTTTATGGAAAAAGCATTTCATTGTCCCAAGGAGCAAGGTAGTATTATCAGAGGCGGTCGTGAGATTGTAGCATACAAAGGATTGTTTATTACTAAGAAACGCTATGCTGTTATGATATATGACAACGAAGGCAAGCGTTTAGATACTGAAGGTAAGCCAGGTAAAATTAAGGCTATGGGCTTAGATTTGAAACGTTCAGATACTCCGCCTGTTATTCAAAACTTTTTAAGTGACGTGTTGCATAATGTACTAACAGGTGCTGGCAAAGAACAAGTAACAGAACAAATCTTGCAATTCAAACATGAATTTAGAGAGCGTCCAGGATGGGAAAAGGGTACTCCTAAGCGTGTTAATAACTTAACAAAGTATACTAAAGAAGAAAAACGTTTAGGTAAAGCTAACATGCCAGGGCACGTTAGAGCAGGTATGAATTGGAATACTATGCGTAGAATGAATTCAGACAAGTATAGTTTACAATGTATTGACGGTATGAAAATTATTGTATGTAAGTTAAAGTCAAATCCACTAGGTTGGACATCAATAGGATATCCTACAGATGAAACACACATACCACAATGGTTTAAGGAGTTACCGTTTGATAACGAATTAATGGAAGCCACTATTGTTGACAACAAAGTCGACAACCTATTAGGTGGACTAGACTGGAACTTGGCGGCCGCAACACAGACTGCTAATACTTTTAATAACTTATTTGAATTTTAATTATGAAACTTAGTGATTTAGTAGCGTACAGAGACAAACTTAGAAAACACGATATCAATACCTTTACGTCAATGAACGATCAAATATTTAATTTGTTACAGGCAGAGATTGAGGATCCAGACTATCTAGCATTGTTTACTGATCATCGTGACGGAATCATGCGTTCGTTAGATAAATTTAAAAGTGATCATTTAGACTATGATCATTCGCTTACTCAACGCATACACGAACAAGAAAAAGAATATCTACTTGATAGTGAAGCTAGATTCAATGAATGGTTTCACACAGAAGATATTGACACTAAAATTAATAGAAAACTTGAAATATCAGAGGATACAAGAGAGTATCTCTTGTCAAGAATTAAACGTTACACATTCTGGGATCAACCTGGACTACAAATATGTCCTAGTCATGGCGACTTAACTGAAGCAATGGTAAGTGCAGATCCTTTATATCTAATAGATTTTTCACAAGAATTAAACAACATAGCTATTAATAAATTTGGACCTAGGTATACTTCTAGATTAAGATCTTATGTTATGCCTGAGTTTAAAGAAAGTAATTTAATATTTGGACAGCTACCACAAGAACAACTTGGTGTTATTGTTGCTTATAACTTCTTTGATAACTTGTCAATGAATATGACACAACGCATGTTACGTGAAACATTTAATTTACTGAAACCTGGAGGTAAAATGATTTTCACTTTCAATGACTGTGATTTACCTCACAATATTACTTTAGTAGAGCGTAAATTTAAATATTACACTCCTGGTAGACTAGTAAAGCATCACTTAGAAAATATTGGATATACAATAATAAAACAGTTTAGAGAAACATATGGAATGGCTTGGTTTGAAGTTGAGAAACCTGGACAAATAGAAAGAATCAAAGGATCACAGACATTAGCACAACCAAAAAGAAAATGATTCAGTTTGGTAAAATAATTTTAGATAGAGTTGTTATCGATCTAAATATCATGTATAATAAAAATATTAATATTAATCACGAGGGAAAACAATGAGAGATCACTTATTAGATTTAGTAGAGCACACGTTTGATCTTGGCTTTATTGAATTAGTCAAGGTAACAGGCACAGACAGTGAAACTACTATCGACGGATTAGCAGAGGACCGTTCAGTAGTTGTATCTGCAAAATTTAAACAGCCAGTATCAGAGTTTGTAGGTACATTTGGTATGCCTAACTTATCAAAGCTTAAAATACTATTAGGTATTCCAGAGTATAAAGAAAATGCACAGATTAGTGTACAACGTCAAGATAGAAACGGTGAACAGATTCCAACAGGCTTACACTTTGAAAATGCCGCAGGCGACTTTAAAAATGACTATAGATTTATGACTAGTGAGATTATTGCTGAGAAACTTAAAACAGTTAAGTTTAAAGGTGCTAATTGGAATGTAGATTTTGAACCTACTATTGCTGGCATACAGAGATTAAAGTTTCAAGCACAAGCAAACGGTGAAGAAACTGTTATGACTGCTAAAACAGAGAACGGTGATTTAATGTTGTACTTTGGTGATCATTCAACACACGCAGGTAACTTTGTATTTCAACCTTCAGTAGGCGGAACAGGACTTGCAAGAGCTTGGGCATGGCCAGTAAAACAGTTTATTAGTATCTTAGATCTAACAGGTGATAAAACTATTAAAATGAGTGATGATGGTGCGGCAGAAATTACTGTTGATTCAGGTATTGCAGTTTACAATTATATATTACCAGCACAGAGCAAATAAATGGCAAAGAGAGTAGAACACGACGACTTAACAGCAAAACAGAATGACTATGCAGTATTTTTACCAGCATTAAGTTCTTTTTATGCAACATTTATAGGTAAACAAAGAGTAGCTAACGACTATGTTGATCCTCTACGTATGCCTAAGAACTTACCAGATATGGAACATTTAAACTGGTTAAACAGTCAGGAAGGTGTGTTTACTTATAAATGGTCGCTATACTCTGCAGGACATGCTAACTTAGATGTTACTGTAGATGCACCCAAAGAAGATATGGTTAGAAAGAGAGAGCCAGGTGCTTGGGTATTAGGCGATAGTGGTGGCTTTCAGATTGGTAAAGGTGTATGGGAAGGTGATTGGAAAAATCCTAACTGTCCTAAAGCTAAAAAGAAACGTGAGCAGGTGCTTAAATGGATGGACACTTACATGGACTATGGTATGATATTAGATATACCAGCCTGGGTATGTCGTTCACCAGAAGGACGTAAAGCTACAAACATTAATAGCTATGAAGAAGCTGTGCAAGGAACTTATATCAACAATGATTACTTTATTAATAATCGTACAGGTGCATGTAAGTTCTTAAATGTATTACAAGGTGAGAATCACACAGAAGCTGAAGATTGGTATCAACGCATGAAGAAATACTGTGACCCAACACAGTATCCAGACAATCATTTCAATGGTTGGTCAATGGGTGGGCAAAACATGTGTGATATACATTTAATCTTACATAGACTAGTTACTATCATACATGATGGCTTACTTAAAGAAGGTGTTCAAGATTGGATGCACTTCCTAGGTACATCAAAGCTGGAGT